TCTGGTAGTTCAGTGGATGCCTCCCTCTCGGCAAAGAGTTCATCAAGTGAGTTTATCTCCTTGCCGTATCGGTTTTTAATATGTGAAAGAACGTCTTCGTCTTTTATACTTAACTCCTGCTTTTCAACAGGATCTTCACTCTTAATAACAGGAGCCTCCTCCTGATTCATTTGCTGCTCATGTTTTTCGAGAAGCGCCTTCTCTACTTCTTGAACAGACTTTGATTCTACCTCTCCGAGGTCTCTTACCTTAAATTCAGCCATTTGATTTGATTTTGTGCAAAGTTATTGATTTATTTTTTATCGAGGAGAGAACTCGGCAAGGTCGAAACCATCTAAGCTGTCCTCGTTCGATTCAAAGCTCATTGGAGGCAGGTTGTTCTTTCGCTGCTCTATAAGCTTTGACTGCTGTGTGTTCTGCTTATCTATTCGCTTTCCCTTTGCCTCCTCTTTCATGTCCTCACGCTGCTTGAGCTGCTCTTGGGTCATGCCCTGTAGCTGCATGTTCATCTCGAACTCACGCTCCATCAACATAAGCTTGTATTTGGCCTCGGCATCAAGTCTCTGTACGCTGAGATCTGTTTTAAGCTGCTCAAGTTGCATCTTCGCCTGCGCCTCAAGTTGTATCTTCTGTTGAGCCGTCTGTGCTGCCATTTGTTGCGCCTGCATCTGTGTCTGCGCCTGCATCTGCTGCATCTGCATGGCCTGTTGCTGGTCGGACTCTTGTTTCTTCTTGCGTTTAAGCTTGAGTAATTGGTTTGCAAGTTTTATGTTTTTCACCTCCCTGATGTCAATTGCATCCTCAAGGTTGATGTCCTGCTTGGATAATGCCATCTGAATATTAGCCTCAAGCTGAGCCTTTTGCTCTTCGTCTGGTGAAAGCTCTATGAATATGCCAAAGTCGTGTAGGTATAGGTCTTTTATTTGGTCGAGCGTATTTACATTGTACTTTCCGATCTGATTCAAGAACTCCTCCTTGAAGTCAGAGTACTCAAGTATATCAGCTACCCTATAAGATAGCGCCTCGGATATTCTCCTTAGCATGAATAGACTTGATTCAAGGATGTGTCTTGTGGCCGTGTTTGAACTCATTGCCGCAAGTTTCTGAACACCTACCAACGCGTCAGGATTAGGCGTTGACCCGTCCCTTGCCTCGTTAAGACCAGTTACCGCCCTGATCATGTCAAGGTAGTGGTTGTAGTTTGCTATTAGTAGTTGCATCTTAGACGCACTACCAGTAGAGTTTATCGGCTGAATTGGAACCCTTGCATTATTGAACTCGCCATCCTGCGTGTAGCTTCTTCCTACGACACTACCAGTCTGGAAGTATAACCTAAGCGCATCCTCTGGGTTGTATGCGTTTCCTGTTCCAAGGTCAACCTCGTTAAGTCCATCAGCGTCAATGAATACACCATCTGGAACCATGCGAGCAATAATCTGCTGCATCTTTAGGTGTGTTACCTGAATCAGGTCTACGAATGGTATCATTCTCCTTACAAGAGACTCAATAACGCCCTTATACATCCTTGGCGCACATGCAACATAGTTAGGCATAGCGTGCTGGCTTGCTGACTTTGGTCGAACCATGTTTTTTGCAAGCTCCCATTTCAGTACAATATTAGTACCCATTACCATGATACCGTCATACCACACCTCGATGGTCTTCTCAACTCTCTCGAAGTTGCCTTCGTCCATCATCTCCTGTGGCGGGTTGAACTCATCGTCCTTCTCTATTACACGAGCACCACCGCTCTCAAGCATCTTCTTCTTGTATACGAACTTCTTTGTTGTCTTATAGTTGAAAAATAGAAGCGTGCATGTATCCCTATAGAACATGTCGTTCTCGTAGAACTGAGATACGTTATAGTAATTATTCCAGCTTTGACTGTACTTGGAAATGGTCTCCATATCCTCGTTTGTGAGGTCTGGGTCTATCTTTATAAGCTCGGTCATTGGGAGGGTCTTTATCTCTCCCCAATAGAAACAGTCCTTGAAGTACGGGTCTTCGGTATAGCTATAGACCACGTTTGCTGGATCTACGTAATCAATAACAACGCCAGCCCCCTTCTTAAACTCATGCTTTGCGACTGATATACCAAGAACCATTTGATCATAGTCAATCCTCTTTCTTATGTCCTGATACCTGTTCTCTTCAAGAATCGTGTTGATAGCAATCTCCTCGGCTATCTCAATAGCTGGTTTGTAGTTAAGTTGCATATACAATGAAAGTTCCTCGTCATTGTCGGGAACGTCATCTGGATTCATTGTAAATGGATTTATACCAAACTCAGATTGCACAAGCTTGAACACGTCTTTCCCAGCCATTTGGGTCTCTATGTTCTCTTGGAACTGATTTCTTTTTTCTGACGATAATGCATCCTGAGCATAGGTCTTCACCTCAAATAACCTATCGGTCATTCCGTTGACGACAATGTCAACGAACTTTGGCAGGATAGGGACTGGTGTCCAGTCAAGGTTCAGATACGATAGGTCTCCATCAATGGCAAGCTCATTCTTGTACTTGTGCACGGACTGTTCGCCCCTTGCGTACAGACGCATCTTATGGAACTCTCTGAACTGGTCGTAGTACCTACAGCCGTTCCCGTCCTTCTTGAACCACTCATATTGTATGGCCTGCCCAACCATAAGGCCGTAACCCAAACTCTCCTTCTCCTTGTCTGTTGCAAACTGGTCGGGAAATCCCGCAGCGGAAACATTTACTGTTACTTCCTCCATCTATCGGTTTAATCGGCTGGATTTGCCTGAGTTATCGTATCTTGCAAAGTTAATGCTTATTTTTGACTGAACTTTCTGTGGTGTGTACAGGTTCTTCTGATTCGCCATTATAGCAAGACCTGAGCTGATTGAAGCATCAAACTTTGTCCTTGCGTTTATATCAAACCTTGCCCAGTCCTCAAGTGTTCTGTTGAATGGCATTGACCCCATCTCGTCAGGGTCTCTGAACGTACCCTCCAAGTCCATTCCGACATACTTCTCAATGTACGACTCAATTGCCGCAGCGTGGGACTGCTTCACATCCTCGCTCGTATTTGGTATGCCTCCAAGCTCTTTCTCCGTTGTAGATAACTTCATAGCTGGCTTGTCTGGCCTGTTCATTGAGTATCCCCTATACCCCCTATTCTTCAGGTGATACAATAACCTTGGTTTATTGTTCTCGGCAAGTATAGGCATACCGTAGAACACAAGCGCCATTAGAACCTCTTCAAAGAATATCTCAGCCGTCTGCGGCCTTGCTATGTACTGCAAGAAGAACTCGTTGCTCGGAGCGTCATCCATGTTGAACTTTGTAAGCCCGTGTAGCGCACCGTTAGACCCTCCACCGCCTACAGTACCAGATATGTCGTATGAGTCACATCCGAACGAGCCTATGTGTTCATTTGCTGGATACTTCCTTCCATTACGCATCTCGTATCTGTTCTGCATATTTGCAGGAGGTATCCACGACACCAAGAACCTACCATTCTTGTCTGGTGTCCATATAACCTTCGTGTCCTTTATACCATTCTCCCAATGGAATCGACCCCTTGTCAGGTGGTGTTCCTTTATCATGTTGTCGTTGTAGTCTATCTGCTGGTATATCTTTGTAAGATTGAATAGTGACGCCTTGCTCTCGTCTCTGAATGCGTGCGACTCGGTACGTGGGAACTGCCTGTAGAACTCGTTCAGTGCGTCAGCATCTCCTTTTAGAGATTGCACCTCGTTCTCCCAGTAGTCTATTGCGCCCATTTTTATCGTGCCACCATCGTTACCCTCAACTGGTGTTTTAGGTGTTCTGAACACTGGCATGCCGTACCTATCAATAAATCCCTCCATGTTCCACTCCATAGGAATGAACAGTTTGTACATGCCGCTCTTTGTCTGTCCGTTTGAGTTTCTTGTAGATGTATCAGAGTCGTTGTATAGCTTCTTGAAGTTGTCTCCACCCTTATTCAGCGCGTTACACGTTGATCCCATCATGCACTTGCCTATGATCTTACTTCCGAGTCGGAGACATGTCTTTGTGACCCTCCAGTTGTTTAGTATGTTCTCAGGCTTCTCCCATTTTCCACTCTCGTCATGAATAAGAAGCAATAATTTCTCACCATCGTAACTGTTATCGGCAGTGTTCTTCCAGTCTATCGTAGTGTCAAGCCCTTCAAGCACATCGTCAGTGTTGTGCATGTTGTTCTTTGTAATCTTAGATGCTGGAACCCGATAAGAAAGCTCTGTCTTCGGCTTGTCCATACCATCCATGATAGGCTTGAAGAAGAACGGGTAGTTGCTATTGATCGGGACGACCTTGTCGGTAAACATCTTCTTAGCATCAGCACCTGTCTTTGATAGTATTCCGACCCTTGCGTCTTTTGCAAGTGTTCCCGTGTTTACTGCTTCTGAAGACCCCATGAACGAGAATCCTGATCGTCTTATCTTAAGATACGACATGCCAAAGCATCTGTTATCAGCCTTACATGCCTCCCAGAATATGAAGAATATCCTGTTTGCCTCCCTAAAGTCAGGATGACCGATATCTATCTTTGTATGCTGAAGGTAGTTATAATGAGACCCAGTCACGTATGTTGCTATCCCATTGTTCCTGAACCAAAATCCGTATTCTCTCCTGTCGAACTCATCTTCAATATAGTCTACCCACTTATTCTTGAACTCAGACGGCATCTCATTCCATTGGAATATGCTCTGAATCCTCTTGAGTTCAGAAGGGAACTCGGATGGCTCCCAGTACTGCTCGGACTGTTTTCTGCTTCTTGAGTGGATACTTTCTGGTTCTAATGGGAGCGCAATATAAAGACCCTCTATCAGGTATACGTCTCCTATAGTGCCATCTTTCGAGATGATGACCATGTCGTACTTTTCATCATATCCGTATTTCCAAGACCTAGCCCTATTTTTTTTGGATAGGACAGTACTTGGGACACGGTCTACTATGACCTTGTATATACTACTTTCTTGACCTTCTCTCTGCGAATCCTCCACTTGACTTTTTTTCTTCCTTTTCTTCAGGAGCGTTGAGCTTTTCCTCCTCGTCCTCTATCCGCTTCATTATCTCAAATGCATCGAATATGGCAAGCTTTTTAGTGGCGGCAGCGTTTTTCAACCTGTCCGCAGCAAGCTCATCCTCTGGGTCTGGCTTTATTATCTCCTCCTTTGCGACCTTGATGAGTTGATTCACAGCTATCCTCCCAGCTTTGATAATCTCCTCCCTTATAGTTCTTGAGTCCATTCTTATTGTATTTCATTTTTGGTGATGACCTGTCCCCTGAATATCTCCTACTCTTACCCATGACTATAAAACATTACAAAAACAACCCTGCCCTCTTTCCATCCCTTGTTTGGGTACTTACTATGGAAACATGATGATGGATATGATATAAGTCTATTCTCTCTATGCCCTATTACTGTATTCAAGTCCCACTTGCTCATGTCGTTTGACTCTTCAGAAAGCATTCTGTCAAACTCGTCATCTGTTGATTTCGGTAGCGCGTATCCATATTTTTTATGCTTCCAAAAGGCTGTTCCATTCAGCTCGATATCAGAATAAGACGGAGACATGAACAATACAATAGCCCTATCTGGCTGTTCTCCGTTTATTTTTTGATCAGAATGTATTCTCCAGTCCGTATCTAAGGTATCTGTAGCTATCCGAAAGAAGCTAAGTATATTTCTTACAGGCCTTCCCTCAAGTCTTGATATTTTAGACCTAACAAGATCGTTAAACCCATCAGATGGCATTTGGACGTAAAACGTGTCATATCCAGCTACAACTTCTTCGAAGTCATTTGAAGCAAGCTCCTCTTTTGTAGCTTCATACCACTCCGAGCTAAGAAAGTCATCAGTAAAGTATATCATAGAGACAGCGTTATATTATCCGTAAACATCCGATACAGCTTCTCGCCATCAACCGTGAACTCATAGTCGCTGTTCGGCTTAAATGATATCTCATCGCCTTCTCTGAGTCCGAATGCCTCAAGCTCCTCATTGATGTATCTTATCGTGCCTATCAGTGGCTCCTCGGATACATTCTTGAAGATGACAGAATCTTTCTTGTCTACTGGCTTAATAAAGCAGTACTTGTCATGAGCATTCCATCTGTCACCATTGTGATACATGAAGAACTGCATGTGGTCTACAAAGAACATGTCATCCTTGAAGAAGCTTCTTCCGCTCTTCTGCCTGCCCTTCATGTCGTAGTAGAACTTGAACACGTTATGATGCACAAGTAGCAGGTCTCCAACCTTTACTGGGCCGTCATAGTTTATAGGCAACTCTACCACCTCTGCTATCCTCTGAGAGAATCTGTGGTCTTCTTGAGACGAGCTTACGATAAGCCCGTCCTTTACGTTCGCGTATCGCTTGCCGTCCTTTGGGCGAACGATGAACATATATGGGGATTTCATTTTAGAAGTTTATGTTGAACTCTATTGAAATTGGCATGTCCTTGAACTCTTTCCATAGCAGTATCTCTCCTCCGTCATTTGATATCCATATCCTGAAAGAGTCTATCTCCTCATGGAATTTTATAAGGTGTATCTCGTATTCACCACCTATCACTGGCTGACCTACAATGTAGTGCATCGCCTCCTTGTAGTTCGCCCCTACTGAAATCTTACGGATATCCATTAGAATGGCGTAGTGTCAATTGCTACTCTTCCCCATGAGTTTGTTCCAACGCAAACATAGACGTGTGTAGCATCTACAGCTATCTGACCAGCTGAACCTGTATCTGTCGATGAAGATGGTACTGACTGAGAGAATATTACTTTCTGCGTAAACTGAGCCTGTTGAAGAAATGTCATCTCTCCCGTGCTTGCGATGTTTAATCGAGTAAAACCATTGGATAAAAGGGCTAGTCCATTAGTTCCATTTACGGATCCACCGCTAGCCTTGCTCAACGTAAGCGTATCCGCTATATCGGCAGGGCCTGCTGAATCAATCTCTCCAAGAATAGATGTGCCTGAAACGAGGAGTCCTCCTGTAGAGCTAAGAGCTGTTCCTGCCACAGGG